TAATTTCAGAAACCGCTACCCCGAATTGCGAAGCAACTTTCACATCACCACTTACTCTTCTTGACATTAATCTTCGGTGCCTTACTGTTTTTCGCAGCATTAGGGTCATACGACTGCTCGCCTTCATCATCAGAACCGAGATTCTTCGATATTTCCCAGAACTCCTTACTGCCCAGCTTGAATGGCCCGTGCTGTTGTGCCTTATACCAGAAGATTTGGTCTTGTAATTTGTTCGATTTCGCGTTGTTATTGATGACCAGACACTCATAATTCTCAGTGCACTGGTCCATCACCTGACAAAAGCTCTCAAAAGTAGGGAACATACCAGCATAATTGTCGTAGATTCGCTTACGATTCGCAATATATGGTTCACGGAGGATAAAAACGTAGTCGATATTCGTGCGGAGATTTGGAGGGATACCCAGGGGATATTGCATTGTGATGACTAACATTATCTTCCAATGACGCCCGTTCATAAAGAGGAGACGCATCATCACATCCTTCGTCCATTTGTTATCATACAAACAGTCATCCAAAACGACAAATGTGCGCGGGTCAATGGACGATTTCTTGTATGTATCCATTTCCTTTTTTACCTGCTTTAGAACTGCCTTTTGCCGTTTGAGAATATTCTCGATGATTGCTGTATTATAAGCGTCGTGTATGAATAGTTTTGGCACATGGGCGGCGAAGAAACCGTTGCCGGCTTCTGTCCCGGAGATAACCGTGCCGATAGGAATGTCTTGGTGATGAAACATTAAGTCCTGGACGAGGAAACTTTTACCGGTATCACGACGCCCGATGAGCACGATAACTGGGCCCTTATTTTCATCCGGACGAAAGCTGATTGCCTTCATATCGAATTTGGCGAGCTCTAAATTCATTATCGTATAATAAAAATAGTATAATAAAATATATAGGTTTGAACGAAGACATTGGTGAATGGGAAATAAAGGTTCGAAAATTCATCCAATTCAAGAAGTTCAAAATCCATTAGAAGTTCAAAATCCATTAGAAGTTCAAAATCCGTTAGGTTATTCGACACCGTGCACATTAATAACATCTAAAAAAGACAAATATTATGTTCATACATATGACCCGACGACACCGTTATTATTATTAAGTCAAAGGCTACCTCGAGAAATAATATCAGAAAGATTTGTTGATTCTAGGCGTGAAAACTGTTGTAATGTAATTTCGATATCTTTATATTTTATTGGATGCATCCCAGACAATATGACTAAGTATTTATTTTCGATTGAAAGGACTGTTAAAAATGTTCATAATAATTTGCCTGACTGGATAGTTCGTGTATATTTCGATAATTCTGTTCACGAATGTATAAAAAACGCGGATAAGAATAGTAGACAAAAAACTGCATACAATTATATAACAACCGCGCCAAATGTTGAAGTATATACTTACAATTGTGCTGTTGGTGATGTCCAACCGCAACATATTGCGAGAACAAGAACTTATAGGTTTCTTCCATTTTCCGATGAAGATGTGAATATATGCGTGGTGAGGGAAGCTGACGGTATTGTATCAAATTGGGACTGTAGGCAAATTCACTTATTTTCGAAAGACCATACAAAAATGTTTTATTTTCCCTATAACCAGATAAAACGTTCAAAATTGTCGATGTTTGAATCGTATGAGAAATGGTTATTACTATATAAAGTTATATTTCGTTATGATTTTTTTCATAACAACTATATGGGTTACGATTTGTTAGCCGGTTTGTTTGGTATAAAATTAAAATTAAAAAGAGATTTTTACATTCGCACCATTGTATCTTTACGAGACGAAATAGACAGGTTTATAACTGCAGTTGAAAGAAATAACGAAGAAACATATAAGGGTCGTGGAGATACAAGGTATTTACTCGGATGGATTTCAAGAACGCCTCGTTTACTTTTAAAAGAAGACCCTAAACTACTATCCATTGGTTTCGATGAAATTTTATTATTAGAGATGTTCAAAGAAGTCTTTTCTTTCAATGTATCCGAAGAACACCTAGTTAAAGTGATTGATGATGATACTTTTGGGGATGTATGCATAACAGACGAACATATGAAAGATTACAATGAAATAAAAAAACAGATAGGTAGTATAGTTCTTGACGAAAGCACGTTTGATAAAAAAATTGTTATTGATATTGATTCACCCAATACCGCAATAGATAGTATATATAATAGGTTAACCGATGAACAAATTATTCATAAACGTAAACGTAAAGAACCAATGAACCCCAGAATAAATGATTCTAATGGTTTGTTATATTTTATAGACGGACAATTACTATATAAAAATAATCTCATCGAGGGTTCCATCACATTTAGTATTACTTTACAATACAGTAGACATCTTGATGAACTCGCTCATTTATTAAACAACCCATATAATAAAGTGAATGACGAATTCTATATTGATTCTCCTATTCAACCATCTCGTGGAGGCTACAATATAACAAAAAATAATCGTAAAATAAAAAGGAATATTCGTCAGTATAAATCTAAACATAAAAAACGACGAACAAAATATAATAAAACACGCAGTCGTTTTCGTGGTATTTGAAAATTGATTATATATCGCCCGTTTAAAACCAATATAAAACTTCTATCGAACAATCATATTATCATCCGTCATCCGTCATTCGTCATTTAGGAAAAATGGCTACGCCGCCGATGCCGACGCCGACGCCGACGCCGACGCTATTCCAACTTCACTACCGTAAACATAAATACACGCCGGAGAAGATAGATAGTGCTTTATTGTATGATATCCAGAATTATATTCCGATTTACAGGCGTTTTTTCGATATCAACGAGACAAACTACAACAACATACAATTGAACCAGCATTATTATTTACAAAATATCATTGAGCATCAGTCGCGAATTATGGAAACTGAAAAAAGAGGTGAAGCAGAAGCAAACGACGAAACCCGTAATTCTTCACTAAACCATTTGGAAACGGTGATAGGCGATGATTCAGGAAACACGATAAATGTCCCGATGTTTGTGAAGTATTCACCGCTGTTAGACCCGATACGATATTTGTCAGGCAAATATGAACCGACCCTGGCTGCGAAGTCATCACTTCCTAAATACGATTCTACACCAGATACCTGTGAAGAAAAAATGCTCAATACCAATAATTCGTCGTATGTTGACGGATTTTTCTCCTATTTAACGAGTTGTGCTCTTCATACCCACGGGATTGTCCACGGTCTTGATTATTATGGCAGCTACCTTTGTAAGCAACGCGAATTCTCGACGAATGTATTCGATGATATTGATTATTTGGCAGATTGTTCATTTTTTAATACCTATGAAAACGATCGTTTTACGATAGATTATTCGCAGTTTGGCGACGACGAAACGAGTATGACGAATAGTGGTAATAATAAATGGATGAAGCTTCGTAATAAGCTGAACCCGGTGTTACACAAAGGGAACAACGTGCCCATTAAAATTATGGAAGATGATATTGAGATTACGGTGGCTGATACGGATACGGTGACGGCGCCGTTATCTGCCGAAGAAGTAGTTCCTGTATTATCAACGTCTCTCGACATCGTAGAAATAAATATGGATGACTTCGATACACATCAGACAGATATAGATATACGCAATTGTAATAAAACACCACGCAATAACGAGAAGGACAGTGATAGCGACAGCGACAGTGAAACATCGCAATCCAATTCATCGTATACAACAATGGAGAGCGACAGCGGGGACGACGACATCGACAGCGACGTCGACAATACGTTGAAAGAAGACGCGGGTAACTACGACGACGACCGCGACGACGACGACCGCGACGAAAGCGGAAGCGGAAGCGAGTATTCAGACTACAGTGACGATGAACAAATCATCGTAAAAATCAAAGACTTCCCCATTCAAGCGATTTTACTCGAAAAATGTGTAAACACACTTGACAATATTATGATGCACGATGAACTCACGAAAGAAGAATGGACATCGCTTCTATTCCAAGTGATTATGACACTTGTCATCTATCAGAAAATGTTTGCTTTCACGCATAACGACCTTCACACGAATAATATAATGTTCATCGAAACGACAGAAGAGTTCATTTATTACTTATTCGAAGGTCAGTATTATAAAGTCCCGACCTACGGCCGTATTTTCAAAATCATCGATTTCGGTCGTGCAATATACAAATTCCGCGGAGAGCTTATATGTAGCGACAGTTTCCACCCAAAAGGCGATGCTGCCACGCAATATAATTTCCCCCCGTTTTATAATCCGGATAAGCCAACAGTCGATCCAAACTTCAGTTTTGATTTGTGCCGGTTGGCCTGCGCTTTATTCGACTATTTTGTATATGACCTACGCAAGGTCGAAAAACTGTGTAAAACCGACCCGATTATCGAACTCGTCGTGAAATGGACGATGGATGATAAAGGGCGCAATGTTCTTTATAAATCGAGTGGTGAAGAGAGATACCCCGATTTCAAACTGTATAAGATGATTTCGCGGTCGGTTCACGGTCATATCCCGGCAAATGAAATCCATACTCCGATTTTCGATGAATATAAAATCACATATAAAAAATACAAGAAACACGCGGCTATGGCAGCGAAGTTCTTAAATAACGGTAAGAATACTCACTTGTTTATCAATGTAGATACATTACCTAATTATTCCGGCGAAGAAACCTCTCTCGATACGCTGGAATGCCGTTCTTCGCGATGAACTCGATTTGACGCATTGTCCATCCCATACTAGCACCGGAGTGTCCAGTTTCCATATTGTCGCCGACAAGTGTCACGATTTTGTCTTCGCCATAACTGAACATAAATCCTCGGTCGGCGGGCGGGCTGTATTCGGAGAGATGCTTCCACACATCGATTTCTTGATTCTTAATCTCAGGCAATTGGCCGACGCGAATAATTGAACGCATGCCGTCTTTCACCATATCCTCTGACCATTTGTCGTTGAGGAATGATATATCGCAGGCATTCACCGCGTCGATAGTTAAAGGCCAGTATTCTTCAGAGGTGGAGGGTTTGCGTTCCAGATGAAGAACGACGGAGTCGGGGGCGACGGAGTCAACAGAGGTAGACATAATAACGAATGAACGAATGAACGAACGATGCTACGAGTGAAATATAAACATAACGATTTCAATTTTATGTTTATACATTGATTTATTAGTATTTGAAAAATATAATCTATATAAACATAACTATTGTTATTATATATTATGTCGACTTCATCGAATAGAATCACAGTCGACGGCGTGACCTACGACATCACCGATTTCAAGCATCCCGGTGGAAATATTATCAATTATGCTAAAAATACACCCGATTCAACAGACACATTCAACGAGTTTCATTATCGGTCACCTTTGGCAAAAAAGCTGCTTCGGTCGTTGCCGGTATATCGTGGCGATGACGCTGACGCCGACGCCGACGCCGACGCCGACCACGCCGACCTGACACAAGAGCAGCGAGAGATGACCGCAGACTACCGAGAGATGCGTGCCACCCTCATTGAGAATGGTTTATTTGAACCTGATTATATCCATGTCTATTTTCGAATGATGGAACTCTTATTTTATTTTGCTTTAGGCACAGGGCTTGCAGCGTATAATATCTATGCTTCTATGTTTTCATTCCTGATATTTAAGTCGCGAAGCAGCTGGATACAACACGAATGCGGGCATCTCAGTTTCACCGGTAACCAACGAATCGACCGCGTGATACAAGCATTCACAATGGGGTTCGGAAATGGTATAAGCTCATCAGTATGGAATTCGATGCATAATAAACATCACGCAACGCCGCAGAAAGTCAAACACGATATTGATTTGGATACAACCCCGCTCATTGCGTTTTTCAATCGTGCGTTCGAAGACAATCTACACGGGAAAGCAACTGCAAAATATATGAACCGGTGGTGGATGCGTTTCCAAGCGTGGACATTTTTACCTGTTGTCAATGGAATATTGATTCCGCTATTTTGGATGTTCTATCTTCATCCGCGAAAGGTGCTTCAGCACTTCAATATGGCACGAACACTCGTATCGAAACTTGAAACTGGGTTTGAACTGGTTTGTATGGCCACGTCGCATCTTGTATATCCCTATATTTTTTTGACGTATGCTCAATATGGACTAGTGTATTCTTATTTTCTTGGAATGGTGATAATTTTCTGGAACTGCGTTTATTTATTCGGTCACTTTACACTGTCACATTCGTTTACCGGTGTTGTTCCAGAGGATAAACATCTGCTTTGGTTCGAATATTCAATCCACCACACGGTAAATATATCGACGAATTCGGCACTTGTTACTTGGATTATGGGGTATCTAAATTTTCAAATCGAGCATCATTTATTTCCGTCAATGCCACAGTATAAGAATGCACTTGCCGCGCCATATGTTCGCAAATTTTGCAAGAAATGGGCAAAGCATCTAACATACACCGAGCATTCTTATTTTACTGCTTGGCGATTGATGTTATCCAACTTGAACCAGGTTGGAAAACACTATTACGCGAATGGTATTGATAATCGTGACGGGGGCGACCACGGCGGCGACCACGGCGACCCCACGACGGAGGAACATCTCCATCTGGATTAAAACCCGGGTGTATCTACGAATACAGCAGGCGTGCCTCCGCCGCCACCACCACCACCGCCGCCGCCGCCCATCCCGGTATTCTCAAACTGGTTCAATATAAATACCGCCAAAATCGACGAAATACATACCACGATAGAATCGCGAACAAGGACTTTCACTGGTTTTTGATTGTCAGAATCCACGAACCGCATTTCGATAAATTTCAGTAAAAAATAAACAATAGCAACCGCCGAACCGATAATCGCTAATTTGGTTGTATTGAACATTGTGAACAAAGAGACGAGAGAATGTATATAATCCTAAAAGGCGTATATACATACAATTTCACTTATTTATTTATTTTTATACGCGTATCAATGTCTTCAGGCACCGCCCCCGCCCCCGCCGTCTCCGCCCCCATCGCCGCCATCGTCGTCTTTTTCTGCTGATGGTTTGTATTCCGATGTTTGGAATGCCGTCAAAACTGGCGGATAACAAAAATAACCAACCAAAGCAGCAATGCCTAAAAAGAGAAACCAACCCACGAAAATGAGGACATTCAGGAAGAATACATTGTTATACCATTTACTCTCTTCTTCCTCTCTCTTTAATTCTTCCTCTTCTTGTTCTTCACCGTCGAACATTATTATATTATCAAATATTTAATTTATAGCTTTAGTTATTACAACTATCTATATTTAGCTGTCACAATAGTCATATATCCGTATTGTTCAATAATGCCTAGTGATTTTTCGTTTTGAAATGGTATAGCTCCATTTGCACAGCAGAAAGTTTTATCAAAATCTAAAAATAATACCTTAACTGCTTCAGATGTAACCCTACTAGTCATATCCTTAATTATATCTATTTCAGTAAAATTAAATTCTTCTGGGTTTTCATCTATATCTTCTAACCCAAAATGGTTTCGACATATATTATAAATTGCGTTTTGTTTAAACGCTTCATACTCTGACGGAACTGTCACCCTATTCACATTTATAAACTGTACACACGGACATAGTTCGTTATTCACCATATTTTCTTCATCATCATCAAGTAAATAACCAATTATATCCTTTTTAACGGCGGGTGGTTTGATACCATCTTCCTCAATGATTTGTTCAATTACTTCATATTTACTTTTTCCTTGAAAATCGTGTTCTGGTTTTATTTCATTTGTAGGATTAACTATCAAATCCGGATTTGTGCATAACACATCGTCAATATATTTATCTATTAGCATAAACTGTAACATTCGTATAATTCCAATTTTGTTTCCACTTGTAAGAATATATACCTTAATTTTATTTGCTTGCCTTAAACCGTCACATGTACGCAATAGTGTCATCCACTCCTCACATCTTTGGACGGAACCGAAACAATATTCTCTAAGTATGGTTACATGATCCATATTATCAAATCTATAGGGTTGTGTCATTTTCATTTTTTTTAATTCTTCGGTTACTAACCCACCTTTCATTATGTATCGTTTTGTCGCCTTATATTTCGTTTTTCTTTGACGCAATCGTGTAAAACGGCGTTTACTATTTACACGTCTACTTTTTTGCATAATATACAATACAATATTATCGTTAATTATGATTTATAGTATAGTATATTATAAAATACAAAATTTAAATAATCACTACGCCAATACCTCGATATCGTCTAATAACGGAGGAGCATTGATTTCTTGTGTATTGTTAAGTGTATGGATATCAAGAGTGTCTAACCGAATATTATCACCAATCGTCAATCGCCCGGTGTCGTCTTCATTTTCGGCATCCCCATCGTCGTGTGTCATATACTCGTTTATTCTCTCGCTTGCGTCCGTTTCAAATGTTCGCACATCATTCTCTCCAAATGAGACGCCACCGCTTCCGCTTCCGCTTCCGCTGGTCGACGACGACGACGACGACTCAGCACCCTCGGCAACCAAAGAAGACGACGACCCATTCAATTCGCCGACAAAGTCGAGCTGTTCGATGGGTGATGTCGTATCATCCCCCGCTCCAGCGACGCCCCCTGCGTCTGCTTCAGCATCCTCCGACACTCTGTCGCGATGGCGTCTTCGACGCGTGCTTCCGTGATGCGACGAACGGCGTCTCGACGAGAGATTGGCATCGTCTTCCGAGAGAATTGGCTCTTGTTGAATGACCTCCTCGTTTTCTGTCACTTCTACCACATCCTCAATTGTATCCTCTAAATACATCTTAATGAGTTCTTCCACCGGAATATTATCGCGTATCGTATTGTAAATACACTCCTTCACAATAATCTCAAACTCGCGATTATTACGTTGGGTATGAAGCGGCTGAATTCCTCTCTCAAACATATACACATTCGAATACACTTTCCGCGCAGTATTCACATAAATCTTATGAACGAAATCGGATAATTGCGGGATTTTAATATCAACCTTCTTTTGCTTATTCCCGACACGCATAACCGTCATACACTTCAAATGAATAATATGAACACAGGTAATCAAATCTTCTAAATATCCACAGGTGCTTCGTTCTTTAATTCGAGCTGTCTCATCCTTGATGATATTCGGATTCCATTTGGGAACTCTCGAGAGAAGGTTCTGAAATGTCATCAAGTATTTGTCCTGTTCTTTATTCCCGACACACAGCTTCACCGCTTCATCGAATATAGAACGAATGCCCTCTTGAATAAGTGGCGTCAAAATATTCACGAGACGAGACGCCCACTCGTTTTTAGATTCGTAAAGTGAAGTAACCGAATAATCATCCATCGCGAAACTGTGATACCGACGACTTTACATAAATGAAATATTTTCTAAACTCAGATTACAACGAAATACAATAAAGTGAAGAAAATATAATAGTAGGAGTTTCTCGTTTCTAAACTCTTTCCGCACCTTGTCAAACATAATGAGTAGTTCGTATCGTCGCAGGTCATTGAATTCCGGGTGGGTATGAATGAAATCGATAATATCAAGTCCGCAATATCCCTGTTCGTATAATGAAACAGATAAATCGATTATTTTTTCGTAATCTTTACACGAGGGTGGTTGGGCAGATATAGCCGCGGTGTCTTCTGCTGCGTCCTGCCGTAAGAGACTGGGGTGTATGATTATCAAATCCTTTAATGCCATTTCTCTCGACTTCATAATTTTATAAGTGTCACACGCCTTATCGGCGAGGTAAGTATGAAGATTTACGCCACACGACGCCGTGGCAGCACCCCCCGCCTCGGCGGGAATAGGAGGCGGAATATAGATATCGCAAAAGCGCGAGAGAATGGGTTTCAGCAGACTATCCTTATTTTCAACGACAATAAAAAAACGCGTCGATGAACAGAATAATTCGATACATCGTCGTAATGCCGATTGAGCGTCGATTGTTAGTTTGTCAGCATTCGTAAGAATGACGGATTTGAAAATCGCGCCTTCTTTCAGGTCAATATTCGTTTTTGCAAAAAACTTCAACTCTTCGCGGATGAAACGAATACCCTTTCCGTGGGCACAATTCGCCCGCATAACATAGTTTTTTATGGCGGATTTATCACCATCGTATATGGAGTGAATAAATCGGTTTAATATAACAGTTTTACCTGAACCGTGAGGACCATAAAATATAATATTCGGGATTTTTCGGTTCTTGATGAAAATGTCTAATTTATTATGAATATTTTTATGGATGTCGTGTAATTCTGGTTCGGTGCTAGTCATTATTGTTGTAAATACTAATAATAATGACACTCTATTATTTAACTCCATTTCCGTCCTAGAAATTAATCGATTGTTCATACGGTTTTACTGAAGGTTTTGCGCCTCCATTATCGATGTCATCGCCGCCACCGGCCGCTTCCCCGTCTGTATAGTAATAATTCGTAGTGTAATAATAATTCGTCGGTTTGGACGCGGCATAGAATGGTGATTCCTCGTCGTATCCTTGTCCGTTATACATTCCAAGATACGCGGTTGCTGCCGGCGACCCATCTTCATAATAATAAGCATTACGCCTGTCTGTCCTTTGGTTTCCTGCCGGGTCGTTCGGGTCAATCCAACTACCGATTCCTCGTATAATATTTCCGGCAGCATCGCGGATTGAGCCAAAGAGCCCAGGGCTCTGTCCTTGCCCTTGCCCTTGCCCTCGCCCTCGCCGACCATATCCACGAAAGTTGCGAGTAATCCCGCGCCGGTAAATATCGTCATCGCTGAGAGATGACGAACTCGTTTCTCTCTCGATGTCATCATAACTCGAACGAGTGGTTGCCAGTAAATTCTTTTCGATTTGTGTTCCGTCGGGTAAATAGGTCGCCCAACGAATCACCTTCAGACAATCCGCGTCAATACGGCAAGAGTCTGAACCGGTCTGGCCTGGGTTGTTACACTTCCACGGGCATTTACGCATAAGAAGAATATTGTTTCCGTCCGCTGATTTCACTACATTGCCGCTTGCGTCTAATCGATAAATATTCTGGCAATTGCCTTCATTACTCGAGAGATTGGAGGGTTCGACGCACTTACGCACATATCCGTCATCGCCATACCGCCAGTTGGCACCATCATACCAAGAGTCGGGGTGGCTAGCAATAAGGCGGTTTCGTCGTGCGAGTGCGACATCGTATTTCAGCTGGGCTTCTGTTTTTGCAGTCTCGGTGGTAGCTGCACGAAGAGCACGATACGCACTTTCATACTCTTTTTGTGCTTCAATTGCCCAGTTCATCTGGCGTTTCACATCGGAAATCAGGACGGATGATGCTGCACTGGTGACATAGGTGGTTCCATCACTGGCAGTGCCGGACGAGGTGGGCGAACCACTACTAACCGCTGTTGAAGGTCTTTTTTGTATTACTGGAAATGTATAGTCACCGGA